TCCTAACAGAAGTTGTAGAATGTTAAACGTAAGCTTAGAGTAAGCTTAGATAAGATTAAAATAGCCCGAAAACAGGGTTTTTGTAAAGTATATAGTACATCCGTAGTTTTATGTATTCTTGTAAGTTGCTACAAATCAGTGTGATGCGCAAGCTGCATTGATGTGCATTGATAATATTTTTCTCATCTATGCAGGATAACCTACTGATTTATAGATATTTGCATTGATGCATAGATAAAATGAGTATTATTAAATATATGAATTCTTTTGATGTTGTTAAATAGTGTATATAATTGTATATGCAATTTAACACACTCAAAAGATTTCGTTGGTAAATATAGGAAAACATCTATGCAATCAATGCACAAGCAATGCATCTTATTGACGATCAGTAAGTTACAGTGAATTGGTGATCTATGCATCAATGCAGTTTATCAATGCAGGACCGTGAATTGGCAATCTTAGATTCCGAGATCCGGTAATTTGCGGAATTTTGTGGGGTCGTGATTCGCTAGGTCATCTTGATGGGTAGAATTTGGGGATGCTGGGGATAATGCTTACCTTTGCCTCAGAAACCAAATCATTTTTGCGCATGAATAGTATCCAAGCGAATTTATATAATCCCTTTTACGGGGAGGAACTGTACACGTTGTACAAGGAGCGGTTCGGGCATACACCACTCTTCACGGAACCAGGGCAACTTCGGGAGGTCTTCGACAACTACGTGATGTGGTGTCGCAACCATCCGATCGAATCGACCGATTACGTGAAGAGCGGTGTCATGGCTGGACAGAGTTATGTTGTGCGGAAGAAGCTGCTGGTAACGGAATTCGGCTTTACCCAGTTTCTAGGTACAAGCTGTGACTATCTGAATTCCCGTGAGCGAGTTTACAAGGAGCAGCACGAGAAATACCAAGATGACGAATCCCTTGCGTTCCTTGAGGAAATCCGGGTGATCCGTCAATGGATCAGAGATGACATGGACAAAGGTGCATCGGTCGGATTGTACGATCCTAACTACATTTCGAAGCTTCGCGGGCTTAAGGCATTGAGCGATGTCACCAGCAACGACGAGAAGATCACTGGCGGGCTGCGTGTTGAAGTTTTAAGCAATGATACAGCGAAACGTATGCAAGCACTTGCGAAAGTCGCTAAGAAGCGAGAAAAACACGGTGACGATAAACTAGAGGACCCGAAGGAATGAAGACAACTTACGTATTCGACAAACTCCTAGAAGCCACGGTCGATCCGGATGTCCGGGGCGTATCCAGCAGAGGCGGCACACGATCATCCAAGACATGGTCGATGCTTCAGCTTCTCTACATTATGGCTAGGGAATCGGAAACACCGCTCCTCATCTCCTGCGTTACGGACACGATGCCGGGCATCAAGCGAGGCATGTTCCGTGACTTCAAGCGAATGTTGCAAGACGAAGGCGTGTGGGACGACAAATGCATGAATCTGACCGATTCCATCTACTCACTGGAGAACGGGTCACAGATCGAATTCTTCGGCTGCGAGGACTCGTCTAAGGTTTTCGGTCCTGCCCGTGACATCCTGTTCGTAAACGAGGCGCAGCGTGTCCCGTTTGAAGTGTTCCGGCAGATGGCGGTGCGTACCCGGCTAATGCTCTACATCGACTTCAATCCTGTCAAGAAGTTTTGGGCACACGACTACTTCAAAGGACCGGGAATGGTCGAGATCGTGAGCACCTACAAGGACAATCCGTACTTGACTCCCGAACAGATCGAGGAGATCGAGAGAAACCGGGCTGACGAGAATTGGTGGAGAATCTTCGGCCTCGGGGAAACCGGAGGCGTAGAAGGGCTGGTTTACCCGGAATACGACATAGTTCCTAGTTTCCCGGCTGATGTTACCGGGCAATGTCTAGGACTTGACTTCGGATTCACCGGAGACCCCACAGCCATCGTGCGTGTCGGCTTCAAGGGCAGAGACCTGTACATTGAGGAGCTCGAATACCGGACAGGCATGGTCAACTGGGACATATCCGAAGTTCTCCATGATCTCGGCTTCCACAAGACGTACACCATCGCTGATTCGCAAGAGCAGAAGAGCATCACCGAGATTTCCCGGCTGGGCTGCAAGATCATCCCGTGCATCAAGGGCAAAGGATCGGTGGTTGCTGGGATCAGTGAAGTCAAGCAGTTCAAGCTACATGTAGTCGCAGGATCACGGAATGTGCAGGACGAATTCGACCAGTATTCGTGGACTCTCGACAGGATGACAGGGATGTACGACACTACGAAGCCGCAGGATGCGAATAACCACGCTATGGACGCTATTCGCTACGCAGTCGACTATCTTATAACCAAATACCGTCCGGGTGCTAAAAATCAAAGGAAAAATGGGTAAATTCAAAAACTTCAGAAGCTATGTAGCTTATCGGTTCGCAAGACCTTTCAGAAGATTCTACGGATTCGCGAAACGCAGGATCAGCCGCAAGCAGAGGATCATGTCCCTGCTAAGTCTCTCTAACCTAAAGCCCGATGCCGTGATGGCTATGTCGCAAGATGAGCGGGCGTTGTTGGATACCTTTGCAAAATTAATCGTACCTTCGCACCTAGTAACTCGGAAGGGTCGGATCATCCACGCAATCCCGGAACTTGAAGACGTGGAACTGTGGCAGATGATCGAAGCCCGTAGAGCGGAGACAGCGATCGACCGCATCAAGGGATGGTGCGGATACGTTCCGGAAACGGTAGCCGACATGATCAAGTTGTCAAAGTTTATTGAATCCGAGTTTCATCGTGCCGACCAGCTAGAGGCTGCGCTGCTTCCACGAGGCGGGGGTAAAGCGGACACCAGCCCGATAGCGGAAGCAAAGAACATCTTGGGTATGGTTCAGATGACCGCAGAGTTGATGTCGTGCTCCTTCGAGGAAGCCAAGAAGATAAACTACTCGGATGCCATTCTCGCTATCAGCAGACGGCATGATGAAGTAGAGAGAATGAAAACTAAAACTAAATAATCGATTATGGAATGTAAAAAGTACGAAATTATTGAAGATGGTGGACGCAAGCGAATCCGGTCTCTCCGTGATTTCACGGTGCAGGACCGTCACGTATGCGTCGGTGATCTCGGTGGCTACGTCTATGACGAGCGTACATTAGGACAGCGCGGTGGCGCCTGGATTTTCTCCGGATCATTGGAGTATCCAGGTATCCACGTGATTGATGAGGCTATCGTGGATATGGGCAGCAACGAGGCGTTCGCCAACGCAGCCCGCATGAACCGCGTGCTGATCCGAGGCAACAGCCGGATCATGGGTATGATGCAATTCGTGTCATCTGCGACTTCCGAGGTTACTCAGACTCCCGCGATGTACGAGCAGGGCTATTACGAAGGTTACGCTGGCGTGCCATATGAGGCGGCAGCACGTGAAGCATCGGATAAGGTGCGGTCTAAAGTGATGGTGTGGAGCGCAGGTGCTGGTAAGGTTACCCTGCCTAACGCAGAATACGAGATCATGTGCAACAAGCTGGACGAGGATGGCGTGACATTGGCTACTACCGCATGGAGAACAGGCGGTCCGGACGTAACGATCGATCTGTCGGATGCACCCGCATTTGTCCTTAACGTCCGCAAGAAAGCAGGTGGAGATATCACGCCAGCAGACATCACAGCAGCCGGATTCAAGATTCGAGGATCGGTCCTGTCAAAGATGGACTTGAACGATGTCACTTTGTCAGTTACGTATGACAGGGCAGCTACTCCGGGAACCGCGCTGAAGGTCTTACATGCGAATGACTTAAAGTCTGTTCTTGATACTGCAGATATCCGCATCTCGTACTCTGCCACCAACGCAGCCACGATCCTCACGAATTGCGAGCTATACCGGACAAACGTATCTGTCGTAGCGAAACCGGGATTTATCGTGCCTATTCTTGGTAAAATTATTGACACAGAACTCGTGTCAATAGACTCTACTTTTAATGGCGGGTATACATCTGCATCATCTCGGGAAATATTGGACGTTGCCGACTGTAAGGTTTTGGCATTATCCAGCGGGACTATCCCCGATATTAATGAATTCATAAGATTCGGTAAACTCGTATTCCGGGGATGCAACGTTCCTGTAGGTATCTTCTATTATGATCGCAAGCCGGGCGGAAACATCTACGAAGGCATCGACTTTACCAAGGCTTCCGAGCATCTTGGCAAGACCTTGCCGAAGCAGGATAAGACGATCCTTGTATCATCCACGGTAGAAGGGATGTACCGTCTGTACCGTAACGCAGATGACAAGGTATTCGGGATGCTGGTGCAGGATTACGCCTCTGTAGAGAATATGGGATACGGGGCATTGGAGTCATCCTACGGCTCTGTAGTATACTCTGACTGCGTGCTGGACGGTGTGTTCAACATCATCGGATGCAATGTATTCGGAGGAACGCTGGGGGGAGCTAGCAAGGTTCAATCCACTGTCCAGGATGCTGTAGAGATCAACGGTAACTTCCGCATCGAAGGCAACGCGCAGGTCGTGGATACACCGCTGAAGGGTACGGGCTACATCGGAGGTAATGCGGAGCTGAAGAACGGCAAGGTAGAAGGTTACATCTACATGCAGGATAATGCGAAGTACATTCCTGCGAAAGTGACTAATCCAGCTACTATCAAAAACTTAGTTATGCGTGACAATTCGAAAATTCTGAAACAACGGGACGTATCTAATAATCACGTCCATATTGAGATGTCAGATAATGCGGTTATTGACGCAGTTGTCAGCACAGATCGGGGCTTCTTGCTTATGTCGGATAATTCACATATCAGCATAGCTAGCAAAACGGTGATGAATACAGTGAACGGGCTATTGGAAATGCGGGATAACGCACGTATAATCGGAACAGGTTTTGTCGTAGTTAATGGTGACATAGAACTCGTAGGAAACTTCAACCTTTCCGCAGGATCACGAACAATCTACGGTAAACACCGCATCTCCAGCCTCGACGAAGTGAATAAGCCGGAATTACCACCTACAAAGAAAACCTGGTGATATGGGAAAGAAGTATTCAATTAATTCAGCAGGATACATCGTAGCCGAGAGAGACATATACTCTCTCGGTGGATTTATCCCTAGAGGTTCGGTAGGCGGCAAGGTCGCGTCCGAGGAGCAGCTGTCACAGGATGGCGAATGCTGGCTGAACGCTGGTAATATATCGGGTAGACGGGATGTTCGTATTAAGGACAATGCCTATGTAGGGACGTTCCCCCGCGGTGCCGAGGCGGTTCATACGGATGGGGTAACGGAGTTTAGCGGGAATACGCTTATTCCGGGTAACATATGGGTAAGGTCGCTTGCAATAGCAACCAAGAACAATGTATTTATCAAGGATTCATTCATCGGGGTGTCTATGGATGTTCTTTGCGGACCTGAATCCAATACGAAGGCGTTCCCGTTTGAGCAAGGAAATTACAACACAAACGCGCTAAAAGGGACCCTGTTTGAGAAAATGGTAGTTACCCCCGCACCGACAGACACGTGTAGAGGTATTGCAGATGTACGGGTAGGGACAGACACATATGTATACGTGCCATCCGGGTATAATTGCAGAGTATTTTGGGCGTATATTGATGCTGCAACGGGTAAACCAGCATACGCGGGAGAAGCGTTTAATACCACGGCATCTCTTACAAAACTGTACCACCCGGTTTATAATCTGTGCAGGTTGACTTTTGGAAAAGCAGGCGGTCTTACGCCCGCCCAACTAGAAACCTCCGGTGCCAAGATAATCGGTCATGTTAACGATTCTGTGTTAATGGATATAAGACCCGAATCTGCATCCGGGACATACGTGATGGACGGTTCTAAATTAATAATGCCTACTGATAACTTCGGCTTACCTACTACACAGATACGGTTCCTTGCTGGCGAGTTGATCAATACAACTATGTATTCATCGGTAAACAGAAGCGAATATAAGCTATTCGGATCATTCCGTAACGTGGGGCATCTTGAATACAATAAGTATCTATCGGATAGTAGCAGAAACACAGCTACCCGTGACAGGTTCATCTCGGCTTATGACTGTCCGTTGCTGAGAGTTGACGAGAATACTTATAACTCATCACTGATGGCTAAAGGAAGCCTGGTGCTTCGCAGATGTATCGTCCCGAAGGCTGTGTTCACGAGCAATATCTTCAACGGTGACGTCTATGAGGACATAGACTTCTCGTATGCACAAGAACATCTAGGCAAGACGTTTATCGGTAATACTCTTGCATCAAGTCACAGGCAGGGGCTTTATGCAGCATCTTTCAACAACAGAATTGTCGGATTCGTTAGCAGACCGGAAAACGCGGCTGATGGGGCTTATATAGGTCCGGACGCAAAAGACGACCCTTTGGACGGGTCTGTTATCGAGCAGGGAGCGTATAACAATACACTTGTAGGTCAGTATTACGAAGATACTAAGACTGACTTTTCCAACCGTGTGAGGACGCGCGTTCCTTTTTCCACTGAAGGCGCCTATCTCCCGACAATGCCTAGCGGCTTTAAGATTGCCGTGGCGTGCTATCTGGACGAGAACTTTATATTGACGGATGCCGAAACGGACCCTACGTCTGTATCCCCCGACCACCCGTATTTCGTATTGGCATTCGGAAAGTCAGATAACAGCGCCATCACGCCTAAAGACTTCGCAGCCCTTAACCTGTATATCCGCTCTTACGACTATTCTTCCGTCCCTACTGTTTCGGGAAACGGATTCGTAGGTGAAGGATGCAACGTTCGCGGAGATGTCGAGGTGATCGGGCAACCATATGTGAACAGAATCCTTGATGTTAACTTGTGGGAACGAGGCACGACAGGAGCGCAAGCCCCTACATGGGAAGAAGCCAAAGGAACACAGGTTCTCCCCCATCGAGTAAGATTGGTGGACACCATACGAGTAAGACCGGGAGACACCGTTACCTGTAAGGATGCATATTACGTAGAATGCAATGCCTTTGACGGGAATGGACAATTCTTAAGCAGGTCTGCTTGGGTGAAGAGCTACAAGGTTCCAGAGAATGCATCGTTCCTGGGTCTCGTACTAAGACTCGTATCGGATGGGTACATGGACGAATCCGATATACAGGCAGCAGAGGTGCGCTACGTTACGGAATTCAAGAAAGCCCGTTATATCACTAACGAGATAGATCGGAAAGACCCCAGCGATATCTTTTTAAGTCAAGACGACTGGCAAGTATCTCGCATTAGCACCGGATCGGGATCTGTTGGTATAAATTATGATTCATTGAAAGGCGAGTCGGATAAATGGTGCATCCTCAAACGACCGATTAACTCTGGTAATTCATGGACTATCACATTAGGCAACAGTGTTACTTATACTGCCAACTATTCTTCGTGGGACGCCTTAACCAAATTACTAGGCTCCGGGATTAAAGACAATGTGGCATTAACAGGTCTTGAACTCAAAAAGAAGGACGACGACATAGTAACTCTGCTAGATGTACCTGCGGGCAGGTTTGTAGTAGAATACGTTCCTACTCCACGAATCTTGAAGCCTTACGGTTCCACCGGCATCACAATCCAAAAGACAAGGGTGCGCCTGTATGATAACGCAGTTCTGTCCCTGCAATTGGCAAGCGGACAGGGTGTGGTCTTGAAGGACAACGCGGTAATGGGTAATACTCCCGGTGCGTGTGTATGTGGTAACGGTCATGATGACGCAATAATCAAGAAGCCATGATATTCAGCGATATAGTAAACTTCATGAACGAGGAAGCCGAGAAGATCGGGCTTCCTCTCTACTTCGGATCGGACGATAATCTGAACGAGCAGGTAAACGCCATAAACGGCATGTTCCTCACGTTCGATGTTCCGGGAGGCGGGATGAACAAGCTGCCTCCAGCTGTCCGGAAGTACGATGTGGTCCTGCAATGTCTGGATGCGTCACACTATATGACCGACAACGTGCAGGAACTGCTAACTTTGGAACGGACGGACTTGTATATTAACCGTCTAATGTCTACTTTTGTGTGTCATTTCGACGTCGACGGTCTGAGATTCTCGAAGATTCAAGGCTTGTACGACTCAGAGAAATCCGGATGGAGAGTGACATTTTCAGTAACGAATGATCTGCTAAACTATGGATAAGGAAATTGTAGCGGTTGTTGAGCAGTTGAGAAAGGAGATATTCGATAACTATGTGTCCAAAGGCTTGGTAGCCTCCGGAGATTTCGGTAGGAATCTTACTCTGCACGAAAAAGGTGACTCCATAAAACTGACAGCACCGAAGCACGTTATCCAGATGGAAAAAGGGAGGAAGGCTGGGAGTTTTCCTCCCGTTTCTGCTATTAGACAGTGGATCAAAGACAAGAACCGGACAGCCGGAACGGACATCCCGGAAGAGGCGGCATACGCCATCGCCTACGTAATCAAGCGGGACGGCATCAAGGTTCCCAACAGGTACAATGGTGGCGGGGTGGTCTCCGACATCATCAATCCCGAAAGGGTGAAGCGGCTGACGCTGGATATAAACAGGATCATTAAAGCAAAAATTCTAACAATATTAACGCAATGAGAGTAGCAGTATCACGAGCTAATATTAACGCGAAGATCACGGACGGTCAAACGTACACCTATCCGGGATGCATGACCATATGGAATAACATCCCGTTGAAGATGGTCGTTACAGACCTTCCTACGGACATCATAGTATACTTCTATGTGCAATGCCGGTCATCCCTAAACTCGTTCTACGTGGCTAACCTGGAACCTGTCAACGGCATCGAGATAGACCTGGCATCCTACTTCCACCCGCTCATCCCTGCATTCAATAAACGGATAAGCCATTACACAGTGGAGCTGGTAGTAACTCACAGGGCTAACTTGACTGCTGATGCGAAGACTCAGACGTTCCGGTTGCCGATCATGAACCTAGCCAGCCCGAACAACAAAAATCGGGTAACTAAAACCGACACGGACTTCCGGGATGAATTGGGTCGCAGAGCACCGCTAGCGCATACGCTGGATGATGATTTCTATATCGACTCCGTTGACCCCGACTACAGTTATACCGTAGAAGCCATATACCGGAATGGGAGTAAAGAAGAGTTCACATATTTGCAGGGAGACATGATCGCGGATGCGTGCCAATACAAGAAGATCACGCTCAAGAATCCGGACGGGTCTGTAGCAGCCGTTAAGTTCTATCCGGAGGAAACTTTCGCATGTGGGGCTATTACACTGAAATGGCTAAACTCGTGTGGGTCCTACGATGCGATTTCCTGCTATAATTGGAGCACGCAGCCTACGATCACACAGGGCTTGGACGGTGGCGCGATAACCAAGCGGGAGCTGACCTGTGTATTCGAGCTGACTGAGGCTAACAAGTTCGCTCTTGATGTACTGTCAACGTCTCCGGACGTGACGGTGCGGGGCTTGGACGGTGTACAATGGGATACCAAGATGCGCTGCTCCTCGACTACAGGGATCAAGTATACGGCATCAGGTCTGGCAAAAACAGCAACGTTAAAATTCCAATACTGATATGGATGTAAAGATTCAGATAAACGGTACATTCTTGGAGGGCTTGACTAAGACGGATGTCAAGCTCTCCATCAATGCGTCATCTCCCTACGCTTTCGGAGAGTCTACCCGTACCTACTCAGCCAACATCAAAGCTCCGAGAAACCAGGTCAACGATGGCATCTTCTATCAGATGCGAAACTTCGGTTACGTGATGCGTGATACGAAGTATGAGGCTAAGATTTACCTAGGTGGGATAGCGATCAACAAGCGGTTCAAGGCTAAGGTGACCTGTGATGAGGAGAGCTACAGCATTGCCCTGTCGCAGTCTGATCTCAAGATGTCGCAGTTGCCGAAGGAAGTCGTGGAGGCTACGCTCATCGACTCGAACGTGGGTAATACCCGGTTCTTCCGGGCTAGCGATCTGATCAGGCAAGCGCTGGGAACCGTTAATCCCGTGACATTCCCCGCTATCGACTACGGAGGCTATGTGCCGGGTCTGATCATCGAGAACAAGGGTCAGATAGGCATCACTGATCTGCTTGTAGGCAAGTCAGTTACCGTGTTTTGGCGATATGCCTCAGAGACGGATGACGGGACAAAGTACTTCAGAGGCAACGCCCTAGATATCAAGGAGTACGATACCCGGACAGCCATGACAGCACCGGGTGGCGTGACAGAATCAACGGTAGCTGTGGTCACTATGGACAACAACGCATACATCACGTTGGACATGTCCAAAGTAGGCACGGTGCTGAACTATGTGGTTCTAAAGGCGGTGTACAATAATCAGACGGTAGCTATCTTCCAAAAGGACGGTGAACAGAACGACATCACGCAGGTCCGTTACAAGTACGTATCTACTACGACGAATATACCGATCCGCAACTTCTACGGATTCTACATCAGCAGGGATATCAATGACTACAACAGGCTGAATGCGCTTCCGCCATCCTTTATGTCACCGGATGAAGCCGTAAACCTGTCGGGAAAAATAACATCGCTTCAGAATACCGCAGGACTTACACAAGAGTTTGGAAACTGCGGAGTATCGGATGCCATAACGTATCTAACCGATATCTGTAAGATATTCCAATGGGGGTGGAAGTTTACACTTACTGAGGATATCAACGGAAACACGAACGTCAATGTCAACGTGTACAAGCTGATTGCTGACGAGGCGCGCAACGTGGCTCAGAATGGTCCGATAACCTTCAATGATTCCCGACAGGATTGGTCTGACTTTTACCTGTCAACCGACAAGATCGAGGATTCTGAGGGCTTCCCGAACACCGCAGTGTTCAAGATCGGGGATTTCTTCAAGAGTCTACAGGTTTCGAAGGCATCGTTCACCGCTAAGGGTGACATCGTGGAATCCGGTGTGCCATATCCCCAAGATGGGACGTATCCTAGATTCGCCATTCGTAAAGGGGCGGTTGGTTCGGGGTCTACTTGGGTAGAATACTTCAAGTCGATCGAGTACACGCAGTCACTACAGAAGTACTACGGGCTGTTTTCGGACGCATTGGACGTGACAATTAAGGCTAAAATTCCTTATTATCACATCGAAAACAACTATAAGGAGAACGGGATAGTGTGGTTTAAGCAGCTAAATGCGTTCTTTTATGTCCGTTCGATCACGGATTACAACCTTTCCACACAGGAATGTAAGGTAAAATTGACTAAAATTAATCTATTGAGACAGAAATAATGGCAGAAGATGTAACATTACTAGACCTTTCGTTCAAGACGGACGAGGCGGTAGCTGGCTTGGATGCGCTTATCAAGAAGTCGCTCGAACTATCAGACGAGAAGAAGCATCTAGTAAAGCAGATCAATGCGGAGAAGCTCGCTCTTGCTGGCATCCGTCAGAACTACAAGGATAACTTGCTGGATCAGACGGCATTCGAGAAGCAGTCAGCGAAGTCAGAGGAGGCGATCATCGCTCTTACCAAGCAGCTAAACAACAACAAGGTAGCCACATCGGAGAATGCTGCGCAGATCAAGGCGCACACCACCATCGTAAACTCAGAGGCGGAGAGCGTCGAGACGTTGCGGGCGCAGCTAGCTCTTAACACGAAGGCGCTGAACAAGATGTCGGTAGAGCAGCGCACCAATACTGAGTCGGGGAAACAGATGGTCGCTCAGACCAAGGAGATTTCCGACAGGTTGAAGGAGTTGGAGAAAGGGGTAGGAGACACGCGGAGAAACGTGGGTAACTATGCTGAGGACATCGAAGCCGCCACCGCCAATCTTGGTGGCATGACAGGTGCGACCGGGCAGATGATCAAGGGTATGTCGGGTGGCATTGCGTCCATCAAGGCTTTCAATGCTGCGCTCATGGCGAATCCGTTCGTAGCCATCGCATCGGCTATTCTTGCCGTGATCTCGGCTATCGGTAAACTGATGGATCGCAACAACGAGTTAGCGGTGTCAGTGAAAACCATCCTCGCTCCTATCGAACTTATCATCACGAAGGTGCTTGATGCCGTAGCTGCTCTGTTTGTGGAGATTGTAAAGGTTTTTGAATGGCTGGCAGAAGCCTATATTAAAGTTTACAACTGGCTTGGTTTGATATCGGACGAAACCGTTAAGTCTATCGAAACGGCTAGAGGCATGGCGCAGGTGCAGCGTGATATCTACAATGCTGAGACCGACAATGTGCTGGTCCTCGCTCGTCAGCGCAGGGAGTTGGAGAAGATGAAGACCATCGTAGCCGAGCAGACCAAAAGTCTACAGGAACGTACCGAGGCTGCTGATCGTGGCGTTGAAATTCTGCGGCAGATGGAGCAGGCAGAACTCAGTGTTTTGCGGGCTAAATACGAGCAGATCAAAGCACAAAATGCCCTTTCCTACACATCCGATGAGGATAGGCGCAAGGAAGTGGAGGCGTTGGCTGCGTTGGAGCAGAAACAGGCTGAATACGAGGCACAGAGACGTGAGCTAATCGGTCAGCGTTCCGGTTTCGAGAACACCGAAAGGGCTAATGCGGCTGCTGCTGACAAGAAGCGTGCCGATGATTACGCTAAAGCGCAGAAGGATGCTGCCGAGAAAGCCAAGAAAGCGAAGGAAGATGCTGACAAAAAGGCAGCAGAGACCGCAAAGAAGGTACAAGCCGAAGTTCTCAAGAGCTACGAGAACGGGATCACCGAATTGCAACTGAAAATTCGTGAGTCGAACATAGGCATCGTGGACAAGAAGAAAGCCCTTGAAGACCAAGACAGACTGAACCAAGCGATCTTGGAGAAGGAACGCTACCGTCTCAGTCAAGGGCTTATCACGCAGCAGGAATTCGATAACATCAAGCTGGAACAGCGTATAGCGTTCCAAGAGCAGGTGGCTGAACTTGAGAAGGCTGAGGAGGACAAGAAGAAAGAAGCAGCCGCCATCGACTTGGAAAACAAGCGTGCCATCGAGGAAGAGAACATCACCAGCGACTTTGAGCGTGAGACGCTTCGTCTTGAGCAGCAGTATCAAATGGAAGTTGCCGCAGCCGAGAAGGTCGGTGCTGACGTGTCTCTGATCGAAGCCAAGTACGCTCAGATTCGTGAGAAACGTGAGAAAGAGCTAGTCAATGCCAAGTTGCAGATGACTGCCGACATTGCCGGGCAGATATCCAACATCATGGGGCAGGAATCGGCAGCAGGAAAGGTGTTTGCGCTGGCACAAGCTACGATAAACACATATCTCGGTGCTTCTAAGGCTATTGCGCAGGGTGGTATTTGGGGCGTTGCCCAAGCAGCCATAGTGATCGCAGCCGGATTGAAACAAGTAGCCTCTATCGCTAAGGTAAAAGAGGACGTTCCGAAGACCAACACTAATGTCCGCAAGTACGCTAAGGGTGGTCAGATTTACGGTCCTTCCCATTCGCAGGGTGGCGTGACATTCTCCGGTTCCAACGGTCAACGTTTCGAAGCCGAGGGTGGCGAGAATGTTTACATCCTCAACCGCAGGGCATCCAATGCCATCAATGCGCTGTCTGCTCTGAACATGGAATACGGTGGCAGATCCTTCGGCAACTCCAGCGTGTACAAGTACGCAGACGGTGGCGGATTCGATGTGCTCAGTTCGCAATCGCTTACCAATCTGAACAAGGCTGTCAAGAAGGACGTTGATCTGTCACCCAAGACAATCGCAGCTATCGCATTAGCCTTCGTTGACGGTGTACAGAATGCTCCGAATCCTATCGTCTCCGTACAGGACATTACCGATGTTCAGCAGGGACGCACGCTGGTGGTAGATTCCGCAACAAATTGAAACGGGAGTATTAGAATTTAATTAAGTAAATAGATACCTTTGCAACTAATTAGGAACAACTATGGTTTTTAACAAATTACGAATTATCGAAGCAGGTCCCACCACCAATTCGTGGGAAGACATAATAAACGGGGAATGGAAAGAAGGTCAGATAATCATCAAGCCGGAATCCCTTGCATCTCTTGTTGCGTTAGGCAATGAGAGACCTATCCATGCTCGTAGATCGCACAATGGTTTGGACATGCTGGACGATTATCTTGGAAGCTTCTCCAATTTTGTGGAGGAAAATGGCGTAGTCTACGCTGACCTTACCATCTCGGAGGCTGCACAGGAAGCCTATCCGAATGAAATCAAATTTATCGTAAAACTTATCGAGAAGGAACCGGAGATGCTAGGCGTTTCCGTCATGGACCTTGACTACAAGGTATATAATGTCGATGAAAATACCTTCGAGGTAATTGAGTTTTTGGAGCTATTCTCGTGCGACTTGGTTGGATTGCCATCCGCTACGAGTTCATTATTTAGTAATAACAATCAAAATCGTAAATCTATGGGATTTTTTACAAGTTTGTTCTCCAAATTTGCAGAAGAAAAGGCGGAGAAAGAAGATGAAACCAAGCTGGCTGACCAAGTTGTAAGCACAGTGAACGGTGAAAAGATCACCATCAAGGCAAGCGGGGAAGAAGCTGCTATTGGTGATGAGGTAGTAAGAGAGGACGGTTCACCTGTCGAAGATGGCGAAGTTATCGTTGATCTTGGCGAAGAAGGAAAAATCATCCTCGTGATCAAAGACGGAAAGATCGCTGAATTCAAGGAGTACACCGAGGAGGTGAAAACCGAGGAAGAAGTGTCTAAAACTCCGGACGAATTCTCTAGACGCTTGCAGGCTGTTGAACAGTCACTGGGCGAGATCAAGACATTGCTGTCACGTCAGACAAAAACACCTGCCCAACAGGAGCGCAATGACGCTAGCAAGTCTAAACAGTCACCGAACGACAAAACGCAATTGTCTAAGGAGGACAGACGCAAAGCTGCCTACGAAGCTATGCAGAGATATTGCGGAAAGAAGTAATAACTTAACATCTAACAACTTATACGACTATGACATTTACAGATTTGAATAAACTTAACATGGACAGTCTTTCCGAGATCATCTCGTTGACTGTCGGATTGGTAGGGGAGATGCAGAGAGGCGCAACCGTGCTCGCTGGTATCGACAATAAAACTCCTATCGTGACTTTCACTGCCAAAGACAAGGCATTGCGCAAGTCTACTGGCTGTGACGGTAAATACGAATACACCGAGATGGCTGACAAGGTGAAGTACTATGACTTCCAGCCAGTCGAATTGCCTATCGTGGTTTGCTTGCAGGACTTGTGGGGCAAGATGGTAGCTAAAGGAATCCATTTGTCTGACGACTTCAGCGAAACCGAATTGGCGGGCTTCATGGCATCAGAAGTTCTGAAGGTATTGGAAGCTGACTTGCTGCGTTTGGCTTGGTTGGATGGCGACAAAGACGCTGCCGTAGAGTACAACATCTTCAAAAATGGTGGTTTCTTGAAACAGATGACTACAAGTGCAGAGCAAGTTCTTACACTGACTCTTGGCACTGACGACACTACAGGAGTTGTCCGCACGATGAAGAAATTGATCGACAGCCAACGTCCGGATCAGAAAGAAAACTCTGAGTTCTTCGTTACATCTAACGTGATGCGTATCTTCAAGGACTTCGTTCAACAGAAGGACAACCACATTGCTCAGATGATCATGATGGACGGTAAACCGGAGTACTACTTGGAAGGATACAAGATCAGCGAACTGCCTCACGTATCTGCGTCAATGATCGCTGACACTACTAAAACAGAAGCGTTCATCGCATTTACTCCGAAAACAAACATCCAAATCGTTTTGGAAGACAGCAATGTCAACATCAAACCGTTCTTGCAGGACGCTCAGACACGTAAGTACTACTCTACTACTGTCTTCGCTGCTGACGTAATGGTGGCTGTTCCGGAAATCATGAAACTCGCAACTAAAGCGGGATAAACTTAAAAACTGAAAACAATGGCATGTCTAACTAAACTCAATAAAGCTATCGTTTTCGGCTGCGCAGGAGGAGCTATCGGTTTGTCCGAGCTTCTCCTCGTAAACAAAATTGACGTACAATCTATCACCGTAGTGGATAACGAGGTAACAGCGATTACCTTAGTTTCCGGAGCAAAAGCTTACGCAGTCGACTGCTACAAGAACGGTGTTAAGATCGCAGAGGCTATACGATCCTTAGATGCAGCCAATGGCATGGAGCAGACAGTAACCGTTACTGTTTACGACAAGTCAAAAGATGGCGCAAGAATCGTGGATTCCCTGCTTAATGGCAAGTTTGTTGCGTTCGGCAAGCTGAAAGACGGTGGTGTTATAAAGGTAGCCGGAGGGCTGGCTGGCTTGGAAGCCGCAAGTGCTGACTCCGACACATCCTCAGCAGGAGGATTTACTACTGTCACGCTGAAAACTCCGGACGGGGGAAGAGGCGACTCTGTGATGGTGGCAAGCACAACTGCTTGGACGTATCTAAATGCTAACAAAATAACCGGGTAACTATGGGATGTATAAGTAATATTACAGGTGCTATCACCTATGACTGCTTAGGCGGTGCTGTTGGGATTGCCGATTTGCTGCTGATCAACTACTCTGACGTCCAGTCAGTAGCTATCAACGCAGGAGAAGCGACCATCGCGCTGGTAGTCAGCGCAAAACCTGTGAGAGTCGCATCCATCCGGAAGGGAGCTAATGCGACCGAAGCAGTAAGATCCAATGAGAATGCGCCAAATGCGCTGGAACAAACCGTGAACTTTACGGTGTATAAGAAAACAAAGGTAGAAGCCGATTTTGTGAACACCATTATTAATTCTCGACTCGTAGCAGTCGCCAAGATGGTGGAAAACGGGGTTTACCGGATATTCGGTCCAAATTACGGCTTGGAAGTATCGGCATTGGAAGAGTCAGCTAACGAAAACGGTGGATTTACCGCTATCACGCTGTCAACTCCGGAAAACGTGCTGGGAGAACCAAGAGCAGTGATTACGGAAAGTACTTGGAACACATTAGTAGCTAAAGCAGGATAATATGGCATGTATCAAGAAAATAACAGATGATTTGGCTTTTGACTGTAACAATCCCGGTCTGATTGCGGGTATTGTGGGAGTCGAGGAAGCCATTATAATCAACTTCGAGGATGTGTCTAGCGTTTCTGCTACACCATCCACAGGCAGCGCATTGATCACGCTGAAAGCCGGGACGAAAGGCTACACCATCCAATGCGTGAAGAACTCAGTGCAGATCACGGAAGCCGCACGAGCAAACGATAACGCTCCTACCATGTTGGAATTGACCGCAAACATCAAGTTGCTGTCTGCTCTTCCGGTAGTGACGTACATCAACGGCTTGCTCTCCGGATCGTTTCTGCTGGCTGTTAAGACGAAAACTAATCAGTACTACTTGCTCGGAGCGCATTCCCCGCTTGAAGTATCTGACATGGTTACTGACAGTGCAACAGGTGGCGTGACAACTGCGACTCTTAAAACACCGGACGGTGCATGCGGTGATTACCGTTACAGCATCACAGCCGAATTGTATAATCAACTTAAAACGAAAGCATAATGGCTAAGAAGAAAGCAACTAAAGATATTCAGCCTGTCAGACAACTTGTCACTTTGACAGACGAAGTAGAAATGTTAATGCTATGCAAGAGCATAACGCATTTGAAACTCGATCCGACATGTCACATGGATCGCAAATATGCGAAGGATTGGTACGAAAAGCACTACATCACAGGCATCCATGCCCGTTACGTGATGAAGCCGGGTCTTACCATCAATCACGTAGGTGACGGAATCGTGTATCGTGCATTTAACTGCACCGATGCCATTGCGGTCCGCATAATGAAGGAAAATAAGGATTACGTAGACTACTTCGAAGACTTGGGCGAGTTCGTCATGCCGGGCGCAGATGTTCCTACGGTGATTCCGGAAGTCGAAGAAGACAAACCTACTGTGATTCCGGAAGTCGAAGAAGACAAACCTACTGTGATTCCGGAAGTCGAAGAACCGAAGGAAGAGGAAGCACCTGCTGATCCCGAAGCACCGAAGGAAGAAGCTCCCGAAGATGATAAGGTGCTGGAAGACCTTGAGAAAGAATTGAACGAAGAAAAGTAATCAAACCATTTAGTGATGATAGCGCACAAGAAAGTTAATGTAGTAATAGACAGGGCTTTAAAGACGAGCGCACGCACAAATGAGAAAGTTGTGGGATACGGGGAAGGAAACCTGTATCCCCAAATTATATCAGAACTCATTTATGCGAGTAAGACAGCCGCTTTAAGCACCGAGAGATTGTCAGAAGCAATCGAATGCGAAGGATTCTTGCATGAAGAATTCGCAAACATAGAGAACGCCTATGGGGACACACTGAACGATGTGTTGAATTCCATAGCATACGACATCGCACGATTTCGGGGTGCTGCGCTTATCGTCCAATACGGAGGCGATTACCGTCCGAAGGCTGTCTACCATGTTCCGTTCGAATACGTTCGTGCCGGGCTGAACAAGGACTATCTGACGAATCCCGTTATCCACAAGTACGTGGTATTTAATAACTGGGAACGGCAGAACATCAAAAGCACGACTCTTGAAAAAACCTCGGTGACTTATCCGGCATTCGATCCGGACAACTTCGCCAGCGAATGCGAGTTTTACGGTGGCATCGAAAACCATCCCGGTCAGTTGCTATACATGAACTTCTGCACCACCAAGCCCTATCCGCTTTCTCCGTTCCACGCGGTCCAATCCGAGATGCAAGCTGAAGCGATGAACTCCACCTACGTGGAACGCACGCTTACACGAGGATTCCACATGTGCAAAATCGTCTCTCACGGTGACTTTACTGACGAGAAGGAACAGGATGAATTCGTAAAGGGTATGCGTGACATCATGGGTGCTGAAGGTGCAGGAGCGGTAGTGATGGTTCGCGATGACAACACGATGATCCCGCAATCCCGTCCATTTATCAAGGTGGATGACTTGGGAACACCGATTGACGCTAACTTGTACAAGGCTTATTGCGAACCATTGAAGAAGGATATCGCTTCACAAGCCTACAACATTCCGATCCCGCTCGTTGATTCTTCTCTGATCTCATTTTCAAATGCCTCCGGAGAGGTGGTGCGAGAGATGCAGAAGGTATACCGTAGGTCAACCGTTAAATTGCGTAACAAAATAAGCCGTGAACTAGCTAGAGTTTTCGATGTTCCCAAAGAATTTTGCGAAATCCGAAACGAACTTGAGGAAACTGAAACGGCTACAATAACTAATGTTTAATCGATATGGCTAACTTTGCAAATGTAATCAAGAAATTCCGGGATATCTTTAGCATCGCTGCTGATGTTAAGGACTCCGAGATCAACAAGGTCATCCAAGAAGCCGATAAACTCGACATCAAGCAGGGTCTATGCGGTGACACCTTTATCAAGGTTCCCGCCTCGTTTGGCGGTGGTTTGGATGGCGGAGACATTCCGGATTCGTCTACTTCGGATGACGCCTATTCGCTCACTGTTGACGTGGGCGAGGAGTCTTACGAGATTGTTCCACTGTCCACAATCCTGTGTTATTATGCCTTTGCTCGGTACGTCAAGGACGCTGATCAGAAAAGCACGTCCACGGGATTCAAGATTCCCGGCTATTCGGCATCGGTGATTGTTCCGGACAACTCTAAAAGTAGACGCTACGAGGCAGAAAAAGGGAAAGCGGATGCATTTTTAGAGGACTTCCACACCGTTTACGAAAAGTACAAAGAATCTATAAAACCACAGGAAAACGAGTGCTGCAAGCCTCAAAAATACCGCATATGTTTTATTAACTAACACATATAATTATGAAAAGGGGAATGAAAGAAGACTTGCAGATACTTACAGCTATCGGAATGCTGATTTCGGGAGTTATATTGTGTTATTTGGGCTTCTTTAGGTCCGAAGATGGTTCAATCCACGAATCCGTGTTGTGGTATTTTGCACAATGCCTAATATGGGCTGGATCAATCTTTGGCATAAGTATCTACGTTCGTGGGAAAATAGAGAGTTATTTCAAAAACTTTAACATCTGTGAGAACCGAAGAGAGGAGACTAAAGATGGTAAACAACAGCAATAAGCCCGATGCGATCATCATCCATTGCTCGGCTACTCGAGAAGGGCAGGACATCGGAGTTAAAGAGATCGACTCGATGCACAAGCAGCGCGGTTTCAATAAGATCGGGTATCACTACGTTATCCGGCTTGACGGATCGGTCGAAAAAGGGAGAGAGGAAACCGCCATAGGCGCGCATTGTAACACCAAAGGCTTCAGCCGACAGTCATACAACCGCCATTCAATCGGTATCTGCTACGTAGGCGGGCTGGACAAGAACGGGAAAGCGAAGGATACCCGGACTGACGCTCAGAAAGCGTCTCTGATGAATCTGATCAATGACATTTGTCGCAGGTATCCGATTGTCGAATTGCTGGGGCATCGGGATACATCTCCGGATTTGAATGACAACGGGGAAGTAGAACCAGCAGAGTATATTAAGGCGTGCCCCTGCTTCGATGTGAGAAGCGAATACGGGCTGCTAAAGAAGGACGTAATAATCACACCATGAGAAAGTACTTGATTATCGCATGCCTGCTGCTAGTAATAGCAGTGGGCTTCCTTTTTAATAAGGTAGAGCGACAGAAGGTCGAATTGGACCGTAAACAGAGTAACATTGAAGCATTGAACATCGAGGCTACGCAGTACAAAACGGAAAGCGGGAAGTTCGCTGAGCAGATACGCTCGCTATCCTTGAAGAAGTCAGAGCTAGAACTATTCAATTCAGACTTGCAGGAGACCGTGAAGGATCTAAAGATAAAGCTACGGGATGTCAAGTCAGCGCACACCGTAGAAACCAAGCTAGAGATTCGTACGGTTACCAAGACTATCCGGGATACAATTCCCGGTATCTACCGATTCGAATACTATGACGGATGGAACAGAATAGAGGGAAGGGTGTCACCGGATTCTACAGAAATTAACAATTCGTCGGTTGACTCACTAGCCGTAATCAGCCATGTCAAGCAGAAACGGTTCCTGTTCTTCCGGATTGGCAAGCCTAAGATCTGTCTCTTATACACATCTCCGAGCC